GCGACTTCGCCTTCGCCCGTTGATGGGGCGTCGTCAATTTCTTCAATCATATTTACCTTTGGGATGTGCGGAGTTGAAACCGCTTAGTGCCACTCAGACCCAGAACGCGAGGCGCTAATGCCGGCGTGTTCTGTGTTAGGGCGATACCCTGCCTTTACCTTTTGTATGGCTTGGCCTATTTCTTCTTTGCTAATCTGTGGACGCTTTGGCGTATGAGGCTGGATTTTTTCGTTTCCAATCTCAGTGACGCCATGCGCTTTATATTCTTTACGCAAGCCTGACTTGCTATCGTATATCTTGCCGGTTAGCTGCGACTGCACCGCACCCATTTCATCCTTAATAATCATGGGCGCTGATAATTCAGAACGCTGATAATTAATACGAAAATGACCCACACATTCGGCAGGCCAATCTTCTTCTAATCTATGCCAATCACCGCAGGCACGACACGCTCGTAACGTCATTATTTACCGTGGTGCATGTTTTTGAGCGTCTCAGCCAATACTGCGCGCTTACGCTCTGTCGGGTTTTTAGACTTTTCAGCTTTTTCTAGCTTTTCTTCTGGTATTTTCTTACCCATCGGAACGCCTAGCTCACGATGTAGGGCGCCTTTATGCTTTACAGCGCCGGCAATCCAGTTATCAGACATTATTAACCCCTGGCGGCATCATGGCCGCGTTTGCAGCTTCAGCTTGCTGGCGTAGAAAATCATTCTGCGCCTTGACTTCATCCATTTGGGCTTTGCGCATTGACGCATGGTGATCGAGTTGAGCTTGCGCCATTTTAGCTTGCGCGCCGACTTGAGCGGCCTGAACGTCAAACTGGCTTTTCTGCACTTCAGCCTTGGATTTTACTTGCTCTGACTGTGCTTTAGCTTGCGCTGCCATAATCTCAGGGCTTGGCGGCTTAGGCTGACTTGCCAGTTGTTCGATCTTTTCGACCGTGTCCTCAATTGTTTCTTCTAGCTCACGACCAACGCGATAAGCCCGAACGCCAAACAATAATAGATCGCCCGCTAATGGAGCTAAGGCAGGATTTGCCTGCACCATTGGCCCCCATCCCTGCATAAACTGCGTGACGGAAGCGATAAAATCATTGCGGTCTTTACGCTCTTGGCTTTCGTCGCCAACAATCGTGCTATCGACCTCAATATCTACTCTAAATCGACGTAATGCGCCGTCGCGTAGCAACGCCATGACAGCATCAATAGTCACTGGCTGGTTTGGTTGTTGCTGGCCTGGCATCATCACATCATCCCAGGAGCGACGGGTTGTTGTTGAGGCGCTTGCATTTGCTGCATACGAGCTTGCTGCGCTTGCGCCATGAGCGCTTGTTGTTGCGCCATCATTTGTTGTTGCTGTAGCTCTGCCTCAGTTGGCAAGCTCATATTAGTCATTTTCAGCAATATCTCAGGCTGAAACTGTGTGCAAATAATCTCAGCCAGCATACGAACAATATCACGGCTAAAACGCGCTAATTCTTGCTGCCGCTCACGAATACGGATTGAGCCATATTGAGCCTTGATCGACTGCGCCGTGGCCGTCTCAGCAGCGTTAGCGTCGCCGCGCATAATATCGCTAATGCCAACAATTTGATAAATATCCTGTATTAATTGCTGACGTAATTCGACGCAGCCTTTAAGCAAATTACCGACTTGATCGACCGGCAACCAAACAACTGGCGCATTACCGCCGCCCTTGGTGAAATTATCCCAAGACTTTACGGCAATTAGCTTATTCTCAAAGCCAGGAGCCATAGCGCGCTCAATCTCCGGCGCGCCCTCGCCTTGTGGGCCGGCAGGATAAAAGCCCACCAGCTTTAGGGCTTGCTGTAGGGCGCCAATACGCGCCGTTAGCGTATCAATTTCTTCAGCTTGATCCTGGTAATAAACATAGTCAGGAACAGGCGCGAGGCTATCCGTTGTCAGCGTCGCAAAAGCTGGCTTTGGACATGGAAAAAAGCCATCAAGTTTAAGATATGGCGCACCGTGTTCTAAAACCTTTGGATAGCCTTTAGCAATCCAGCAAACCTTTTGCGTTTCTTTGTTCCAAAATTCCCAGATCGTCGCCTTGCTCATTACAGTCGAAACAGAATTATTATTCATTCTGTCAGAGCTTGGCATATCTGGCTGCGCATCAAGCGGAATGTTTTCGGCTATCTCTTTGCCAAAACGCTCAGTTAGGTCGTCCTTGGACAGATACGCCCGAAACGCGACCCATTGCACCTCGTCCCAGGTTCTAGCGGCTTGGCATACAAAATCTTCGCGCTGGACGTAACGCAGTTTTACATGCTCAAAATCCAAAACCTCGTTTGGATTGCCTGCCTCCATAGCTTCCTGCTTTTCTTCAGCAGTCTCGCTATCAAGACCCATCATTGACGCCGTATCAAGTCCGTCAACGTCGTCTTCGTCTTCCACCGTGACCGTTATTGGCTCATAATAAAGCCTTGCAACGCCACGGCCATAAAGCAGGAAATCGTCTCTGACTTGCTCAAAGCGGCTATAAAAATCGTTGCTTTCGACCTGGAACCGACAAGCGCGCTCTAACAAATCGCAGGCTTCACGGCCAACAGCGTCAGCATCACGATAACGGCGCTGCACAACCGGCAATGGCGGCTTTGCCATAACCGCCGGCTTCATCACCTCCATATTTGACCAGAGGATTTGATATTTGCGCGTCTTGTTAGTCTGGCTGCTTTCGTAACGATATTTCTTGCGTATCTTTTTGCAGCGCTCATTCCATTCGTGCATCTCAGGCGCACGTTGAGCGCTTTCAATCAAATCAAGATAATACGCAGCGGGCTTATCCTGGCCTTCAGTTTGATATGTATCGTCTGAAGCCATTAAACCCTATCTCGCTTTTCATAACCGCCTGTTTCGGCAGAAATATATTCATCAATCGTTATTTCATTTAAACCGCGCATTGGCTTTGGCGCAGTTCTATCAATCTCAGGCTGTATGTGTTCACGCCATGCCATAGCGAGATAACCAAACGCATCAGCCGGATGAGACGCCCAATCATGCTTTGGCGTGTTCTTAAACACACGCGCCTTATCGTCCCATTCTTGTTTATATTGCCTTAGTGCTTCCAAACCCGAAGCACATCGTCCGCCATCAAACCGCGTTCGTGGGATGGTGAGCTTGGCTGCGTGTATTCTGTCCTCGACACGATGATCTGCCACCAGAACAGGCTTAGTTCCTTCTGCCAGCATCGTTTCAATGCGTGTCCTGCCGGTCTCGAATGAAGGCACCTTTGCGTCGTGCGGAACGTAACATGTGCCTGTGTAATTGCGGTCTTTGATCTCTTTGAGATAATCGAGAAAGTAATATCCGCTGATCGAAATGAAATCGACGACACGCGGCCCATCCTTCCCTTGTTGAAAGGCCCAGACAGCCATATTAGCGCCGTTACCGAAATCCCAGGCTGTATGTATTTCTGTGTCTAATTGCGGCAGACTTTCAACGATCCTGCCATCACGTTGCGCTTCAGCCATCTCGCGCCCAAAGTAGGCCCCGACTATGGCAGCGTCGAAACTATTTTCGTATTCCTGCTGATAACGGTCGTAGCCCATTTGCTCTAGGGCATCGTCTAATTCAGACTGAGGAATTAACCCCGTCTCACTCGCCTTTAAATCTAAATGAAACCACTCGGACGATTGCCGAGCCTTTTCTGAAATCTCCCAGAACTCATTCTTGCCGCATGGCGTTCCAATCCATACAGCCCAACCATTACGATCACTAAGAGCAGGTCGAAGAACCTCTGTGTAAACCGCAGGGCTAATCTGGCTAGGCTCGTCAATGACAATGCCATCAAAATACCCGCCTCTCAGCGCTTGATAGTTATCAGCGCCATACAGTCTAACGCGACCGCCATTCGGGAAATCTACTCGTAACTCACTCTCATTAAATGTCGCGCCATAAGCTAATAGCGGCGCAGAATATGCCTTTAAATAATCCCAGGCGTTCGTCTTGCTCTGCGATAAAAACGGGCTAATCAACCCGTATCTTGGCCGCTCACGCTTATTCTCTAAACAACGCCTAACAAGATCATTAATACACGCTACAGTCTTGCCGCAGCGCCTATGAGCCACAATACAGGCCCATCGTTCTTGTCTATCGTGAAATGCCTTAAATACGTCTCTAGGCTTATACGGTATGCGTAGCCTAGTCATTATCCCATTCAATAATCAGCTTGGCAGGCTGGCTGTGTGTCGGATCAGTCAAAGCAACTGACTGTAAATCCGGCAATACCTTTTTCAATAATGCAATTGCAGCAGTAACCTGAGAAGGCTCTAGCTTTTTAGTCCCCTCTGCATGTTCAATTAAATTGTTGAGAATGTTACTATTTGCAATTTTATCTCTATGCCTATCTGGCATACTGTAATTTGATCTATTTACGTTTGCCATATCCCCTACTCACGCCGTTGAAAAGCGTCAGACACCCTGCTCACACTTATATGCAAGCAATCGAAAGCGTTTGTCTTTTAATTGAGAAGCGTTACGGCCAGCTTCATCACATGCCGAATATGTATTGTGTCTATTTACAACAATAGCTGAATGATGACCGTCGCTAAAAAGCAAAAGGACCACCAACACGAACATTGGTAGCCCCCATAAATAGTAATTAGTCTCTAGGCGCAATCATCCATTTTACACATCATCCTTAACACAAAAACACCAAAAAGTCAAGATAATTCTTAATTAAAGCTATGTCTTGCCGGTCGCTTTGCCTAA